CGATATAATAGTGACCCCTTCCCGTATGATTGTTGACAAAACCACTCCCCCAATGCTTTTGAACGTCAACACATACCGCTTGCCACCAAGCCTGCACGAAACCGTCTGGCTTGCAACCGGCGCTAGATTTATTGTTTGACTCATCCGAACCACCCCGATAGTAAAGATTGCGACTTTGTTTCAGTCTTTGAATCCGCCGCCACTTCCTTCGAGGCTACTTCTCCACGCTTTACAGTATCGGCATCAGTTGCCGACTCTACAGCCTTTGGGGGGAGTTTGCCATACTGAGCCTCAACAATTATCACCTCCTTGAGCGATAGGCTCATGGTGATAGTGTCGGCAAGATCCGGTTCCTCATCATGTGGGATAGAGGTTATCAGCATATTGGCGTATGCGCCGGATTTTGTCAGTACGGTAAACAACTCCCCCCCAAGGAAATAAGCCTTGATCTGTGCATAGGTACTTCTGTAGCTCATCGGGTCAAGCATAACCATTAAGGTTATCTGCACCGGCTCGATGATCTTGTGGTCTGTGATGGTCGCCCCTGATTCGACAGGGTGTTCCATGACCTTGGCCGTCTCGCTTATGTTCGCTTTCATCGGGCGAGCGCGTGAGAATACCTGATAGCCGTCCTTGTCCAGCACGGCAACAACATCCTTTGCCGGCGTGAAAAGGCTTTGGATGCCAGACAGCGATTGCGCCGCGCCCAGGATGTCACCGATAACAATGGTCATGCGGCTATCCCGTCATCAAACTGATCGATAGCAGCGGAAAAATGTTGCTGCAACCCTCCGGCAATGCCCTTGCTCACGCCATCGGCATCAGTGGCCTGGGTGTTGACTTCCACCTTGTCGATTTTCACAGAGCTGGAATTGTTTACGCTTTGCTGGCTGTTGCTGATCGCCCCGGACGTGACGGCATTTGTAGGGGCAGAATCAGCCAATCCGATAGCAGCCTTTCCTTTTTCAACCCAGCCAGACGCCGCATCTTTTGCAGCCCCAAGCGCACCACCGGCAATGTCAAACCCACCAGAAACCAGATTGACAGCCGACTGATACATATCAACCAGCTCCTGAATGTACCCGATGATGGTTTCTACAATGTCGCCCATCTGGCTCGAAAAGTCATTCCATGACCCAAGCCATGAACCAATAAGCGAATCACCGCCAGCCTGCCATACTTGTATATCTTCCCACGCCAGAGCGAACGCAAGGCCAATGGCAGCGGCGCCCGCTGCAATAGCCAGGAATGGCGCGGCAGCGGCAAGGGTAGCGGATGCAGCCGCCCACATGGCCGGCACATAGGTTGCCATGATCGCTGCGCCAGCGACAGCCATCGCAATACCAACGCCCTTCACCAGATCAGGATGCCGCTGAAGGAATCCATAGAACGCCTCGAACCCTTCCATAAGTTTCGTGATCGCTGGCAGGACGTACTCGGTAGCCTTGCTTGCCATCAACTCAAGGATGCGGTTGGTTATCTTGGTCTGTTCGTCAAACTTCCCAGCGGCCTCGGTAGCGGCTTCAGACACCCCGCCAAGGGCTGACATTCGGGTTGTCAGTTCCTCCACTCCGCGCCGGCCACGCTGTAAAAGCATGATGGTTCCCTCATCAAGACCCATCTTGCGCCCCATCCCAAGGGCCTCCTGTTTGCCCAGCTTTTCAAATGCGCCAGCAAGCTCTGGTAATACATCCATCACATCACGGGCCTTGCCATCGGCATCGACCATTGATATTCCAAGCTCATCAAAAAACGGCTTTAACCTGGACGTACCTTTTGTGGCAATGGCAGCAGCCTCGCCGGCAAGCCCCTTTAGTGAATTCTGGAAACCCTCGGCAGTGCCGTCTGCCATGACAGCAGCCTGCGACCATAGATCAAGCTGTTGTGCATTCACGCCCAGCAATGAGGCAGTGTCCCCAAGCTGATCATTCAACTCTGCCTGGTGCATGATCTTTGACCCAATCGCCGCCGCGCCAAACGCAGCCGCAGCAATGCCCGCAGCACGGGTAAACATGCCGGCGATTGTATCGGTAGATTGCTTTGCCTCGCGCTCTCCCTGCTTCAGCCCGCTGGTGTCCGAATCGAAAAGCAGATATAGCGTTTCAAACACCCCAGACATTACCTTTTCCTCTTCGCGTGTTCTACGGCAAGATGCTCGTTATATCGTGTGACCGCCACTATCTCCCAGAGGTCAAAAGCATCCTCAAGGGTATAGACCGTCCTCAGTTCATGCTTTGTGGCTTTGCCTGAACTGATGATTGCTGCGATAAGGCCGTCAACGTTGACGTAATCAACGCAAGGGCTTTCGCTTCGATATTTTCCAAGAAACTTGAGATCTTGCCGTCCTGAAAAAAACTGCAATTGTACTCCAGCATGGCAGCTTCAAGCCGCGCCAGCGTTTCCCAGTCCGGCACGTGATTATCAATCAGCGCCCGTGTGGTCAACGGCAATACGCCATTGGCAGTCTCGACAGCCACAAACGCCATCAGCTTAATCATCGTTTCCTGATTTACACCATAGTCCCCAATGCGGGGAACGGCGCTCACCGGATACTGCATTACAATCTCTCGCCCCTGAATAGCGGGGAATTTGGACAGAATATACTTCCGTTCCTCCCCGCTCTGGGTCTTGATTGCCACCTCTTTTGGTTGGTTCAGTGTCATATTAGGTGCCTACCTTATTCTCAAATTTGAACTGGTACGCCTTGGACTTAATTCGCCCAGCAGACGCCACGCTGTTACCTGGCTGGCCATCGGTCATCTTGCCCTGCGGGAAAGTGATAGACCGGCCATCGGGATAAATACCGACAACAGTAATCACGTCGCCAGCCGGCTTTTTGCCCTTACCAACGCGGTTCGCTTCCAGCAATACAGAAAGGTTGCGGTCGTCTTCACTATTCGGGATCACGTTCAGCGTGAGCGGGATCACCTGCGATTTACTCCACCACACCAGATCACCATTAAGCCCCATTGCCGTTTCAGCAATCTGGATAGACGGGATATCAAATGGATCAGCGTCATCAGCAAACTGGGTCAACGTGACACCAGCCGGAAACGTCACCGAGGCGATGACGCGAATCTGTAGGCCTACGCCTGAAATATCTTGCATAGCTTATCTCCTTAGATCAGAACGTGAGTGCCTTCAACCTTGCGAATCGCATCGGCTTTGCTATAGACCAAGGTGTATGTCGCCTTGTATTCGGTGAGATGGGTCTGGGAATTGACATAGCTCTCGATTACGCAATCCAGCCACCAGCCAACAGACTGCACTTGGTGCCATGCAAGGTCATCGCCAGTCAGCTCACTGACATAGATTTTTTGCAGTGTGGTGAGCGTCTTGCCAGGGATGATCGTGCCGTTGAACAGTGCGCGGTCGATAACATCCTGCAACACCGCCATGATCTGGGCGCGGCCTTCAGTGTTCGCGCTCACCTGAGTCAGCGCCAACAGCAGATTGATTATTGCAACGCCGGCAGCGTCCTTGAGCCAAATCTCATTGGCGTAGACGTTCATATCAACGGCATCATTCGCACCGCCCATCAGGATTCCGCGCTGGTAGAAGCTGATATTCTGGCCGGCGGTCTGCGTCTGTCCGTAATAGTTGCAGCGGTAACCGTCAAGGGTATTGGCCGCAGCGTCAGTTGTCACCAGCGGGTCAAGGTCGAACTGCTGGAACATGTAATTCTGCGAGGCATTCCGACGGGTGTAATCAGTGGCAGCAAGGATCACACCTGGCACCATCTCAGCGTATGCAGTGGCATCTTCAAGGGTAACGCCCACGCCTGAAATGCCTACCAATGCAGCGTAATCAACCCCAGCCTGTGTCGAATCGGCAGCGGCCTTGAGGTACATGTACATATTGTTTTGCGTGTCGTTCCACTCCGCAACCGCCAGAATCTGCGCGTCCGTCAGTGTTTCGTTAAACAGGAAAGAGGCAAAGTTGTTATCCACGGCAGCAAGATCAGCCACGGCATCGACAGGTTCAACAGCGGCAGCGCCATCAGACAGGATCGTTTCGCCAGCGGTGCGCCATCCCAACAGCGTACCAACATCAGTGCCAGAGGAAACGGCATCGACAGTGATCGCCGCCGCGCCAGTTGCCCCACCTTCAAAATCAAATGATGCGCGGGTTGCGTTATACGAAACGGATGCCGCCGTGAACTGTGCGCCGCCAGCAATATAGGCATTGATAACAGTCTCTACAGCAGTCGCCACAGCGGCCAATGAGGCGCACGCCGACAGGTCAATGCCCGTCAATTCGATAGTGGTCGCACCAATCGACAGCTTCAGCTTGCCAGCGGAAACAGCGGTATAGGTCGCAAGACTTTTGGCAGTCGTATCCCCAAAGATTTGAGGGGCAACCGCAGCATCATTCCATCGGGCAAAGGAAATCTTTTTCGCCCGGGTAATGGATTTGCTTACCCATCCAAAGTAGAAAGCAGCCCTTAAATACTCATCGGACGAGCTGCCAAAATAGGTGCGAACCGCATCTGCGCTTTCAAATTCAAGCATCGAGCCAGTGGGGACAAGTTCATTCTGAGTGAAAATGCGGGTGATAAGATCGCGGAGCCTTACCCCGCCTGTACCGCCAACACCGGAGGTAATCGAGACAAACCGTGAAAACGAAATAGCCATTTAATAATTCCTCATATTGGGTACAGTCCGGCCTCGAACGTTGACACAATAGGAGCTTCCGAAATTCTAACAGATAATGCTGCAAGGTAAAATCAAAGGACGGGGAACTCTCGTCCCTGTTGCGGTCGTCCGTGATGTACGCCACCCTGATATCCGTGATCCGGTATATCGACAGATTGGCGGCCCTGAGCGCGGCCAGACCATCATAGGACTGAAGGTATCCGGCAACCGCCTCGGCAATGTCAGCCGCCGTAACCGTGCTGGATGTGGCCGTCTTGGGGTCTTCTATCAGTAGCGCCGACACCTGATAAGGCGTTTCCAATATCTGGGTTTCCTTGTA